TAAGTCATTTGTGGGTTAGGTAATTTACCTTGTATAGCTAACCACTTACCGCAATAAAAAGTAAGGGCATCTACTATAGCCGGTGTATTAGGGTATAATGGTAAGCCTTCAGAGTCTAAAGGAAATCTATCATATACTATAGTTACAGTACCTTCTTTCAAATTAACTGTAAAACCATTTCTTGTACTTTTAAATAATGGGTGTCCCTCGATACTTTTTATGGCCCACATATCTAATGGATACTCACCGATATAATTTGTTACTTTTACCTGACAAGTGGCCTCTTCTAGATTCTTTAAACTACCTATATGAGCAGTACCGTCAGCTAACCAGGAGATCATATCATACAAAGGCAGATCGTGTATATCTCGTAAACCTAACCTAGAGATAACGTTTCTTAGCATTTGATGTGTGGTTATATAATTATTTTCCATATTCTGAATATTTTACGTGACCATTAGGTTTTTTCATTTCGATAGCTATTGCCCTATTCCAACATCTTTTAGCTTTAAAAGAATATATAGACTTACCAGGAACAATGGCTTTAGATTTAGTCCAATGTACTTTAGCGGAAAAACCATCAGAATGACTGTTATCGAAAGTCTTAACTTCTCCTGTTTTTCTCAAATGTCCATAATCTACAGCAGAGGTATTAGTAGATTTACGCTTTCTTACCTTCAACATATTCAAATACGGCATTCTTACTTCTTTTCCTTCCTCTACTACTAATCTCATAAACTCTATATTACAGGCTAATACTATCTTCTTATATGTTCTATAATCTACAGGTTTATCTACCATAGAAATATAGGTTTTATACATATCTGTAGAGGCTAAAGCTCCTTTAGTTTTCCAAGTATTACTGTTTGTTGTCTTTTCCATCATTCAGTATATCTGGCGGAAGCATATTTAACCACCTGTATTCATTATTTATAACTAAAGCATTTACTTGGGAAAGCATAGCTTCTGGCATAGGATATTCCCAATCATAACCCAAAAGTAAATCTTCTCCAGTATTAGCATATATAACTTTTCTTGGGTCTGCAAATACACCTCGAACATATACTTCTCTTACAGCAGTTCTGTCTTTTAGAGCTAGGTATAAGTAATTATTAACAACAAAGTACACTCCCGATACATATTTATTCTCTATATCTAGATTATATGTGTGTAAAGAGCTGTTTTGTAAACTCATAATATCATCTCTAAACCCTACAAACTGTAAAACAAATCCATTAGAATGTGCTGTAATTGGGGAAGGTATTTGCTCTTTAGATTTCAGTACTATGACATCAGTATTGTAAGCACGAAAGTCCTTAGTACTTTCTACTTTAACTGAGTTAAGTTCTTGGTAAAACCCATCTAGTGCTTTATTTGCTACAGTTCTTTGCGAGGCTACTTGAGCTCTAAAGTGGTTAACAATAAATTCTAGTTGTCGTTTGGTAATTTTAGAATCATCTGCTTCCTCACCACCTCCTCGAAGGTTAAGTATGTTATGAAGTATTTGAGATAACATGGCCATAATACACAACAATTTAATTGTGTGCAAGATACAAAAAAAGAGCTACATTTCTGCAGCTCTTTTTAAAATTTATTTTATACTACTTATACAGCAACTCCGGCAGAAGCTGCCCAAGGTGTAAGAATAGCTAAAACAGCAGTACTTTGTGCAGGATTCGCATTATCGAATGCAATGAATACTCCAGAAGGAGCTTGTTGCATTTCGTTAAAGTCTGATCTAATTAAAGACTTACTTGTTAAGGTAGTTGTCTTATAATTAGATGCTACATTAGTTGTGAAAGGATAAGGATTTCTCATCGTATCTCTACGGTCAGTGTAACCCATATTACCCATACAAGCAATTTCAACACCTTCTACTTGCCAACCATTACCAGTACCAGGGTTATAATCTGTAACCACAAATGGTGTAGACTCATAATTAGTAGATAATGCAACCTCGAAATTAAGTTGACTATATTGATCTACTGGATTAGTCTTAACTATTTGATTTGCCACTATCTCAACACCCCACTTAGCAGGAGTACCTGATTTACCAACAGTAGTTGCAATAGTTGCAGTAGGGCCTTGATAAGGATAATCCAATACAGCTACAGTAGCAGATGTTTTAGATACAATCTTATAAGTACCTCCAGCAGGTGTTTGAATGTAAGCACCTGCAGCTAGAGTAGGGTCTGCACTGAATGTAATAACATTAGAGCCTTTAACAACAGAAATTGTAGGTACGATGTTAGTAGAAATCTCAGTACGTACAAACGCAGTTACATGTTTAGGACCATCTAACTTAGGGTTAGTGTCAATCTGACGATTGATGTCCTTTGCAGTTTTAGCTGCTAAGTCATAACCACCTAAAGATTGTACTGCAAAATCTAAACGATCTTGTTTGTTTGGTCTGATTCTCAATTCTGTATCAAATACAATAGCCCCAGAGAAATTCTGCAGTGTTGTACCTACAGCAGGTAAATTAGCTCCTGTGTTAGAAGCGTTATACCCAATAGCTACTTTCTTGTAAGCAGGTGCCACATAAGCATTAGTTGCGCCAGCCAAAGATTTAGTACCATCAATTACATTAGAGATGATAGGCACACCATCAGTAACACAATAGGCTAAAGCAATTCTAGGTGTAGTTGCAACTGATAAATTAGTCGCAGTTAAAACTGCGCCAGTATCAGCATTTATAACCAGAATATCACCTTTAGTGATTGTCTCTAAACTTGTACCTACGTTAGCGATTCCACCAACTTTACCGTTTACGAAACTTGTTACATAATTCATTTTGTTTGATTTTAAATTTAATATTAAGAAACTATTTACAAATATACTAATTACTCACCACTAACTACTTTGTATGCAGATAAAAGTGTTTGTGCTCTAGCATCTCCCCAAGATTCTAGTATTAGGAAAGCTGCTACATCTACTATCTCGTCTACAAAAGGAGCTACGCAGTCTGATGTCTGTGTAATAGTTTCCGGAAATTGTAGATATGTAATATAATAGTTTGGTACTGTAAACCCTTTAACAGGTATTAAAAGTTTATTCCCTTCAAAATAGACAGTAGGGTTTAAAGGTTCTGGCCTATTGAATGGATCTAATGTTGCTGGATTACTTGTATTTAAAGTATGATAGTTAATGTCAGTAACCCAAAGTGTTTTGTCTTTATATCCTATTTGTATTTTAGATCTTAGGTGATACCTGTATCTAGTTAAAGTACTTAAATCTATAGAATATACAGGGTCTGGGTCAGATGTAACTACAGGTGTTATATAATCACTTTTAGTTAAGTGGTTCAAGTCATCAGTACTTAGTTGAGTTGCCTGAAAAGCAGAATCATCTATAACACCTGAACTTGCTTTATATTTAGCCCTACTTAGTTTTATATACGCATCATTCAGAAATAGTAAAGCCATTTCTGGCCTTACTGTTCTGTTTGAGTAAGTATCTAAACTGTTAAGTTTAGCTTTTAGTTTAATTATCATTTCTGACCCTACCATATACTTTATTTAGATTCTGGTTTTGCTTTAGGATTAACTTGTAACTTAATAGCTGCTAAAGTTGTTGCGTGTTCTTCAGAGAATAGCTTCAATGCTGCATTTTTTACATCATAACTAAGTAAAGTATCATTGTACATAATGTTTCCATTATCAATACGCAATACATTTCTCTCTAAGCAAGAACGCACAAAAGCTTGCTGTTTTCTTGTAGGATCGTTTACAAACATTAAGAACTTAGCAGGATATTCCTCCATAGCATCATATAGTTTGCTTTCAATCTCATCTGCTGATAGTGACTCAGCTCTCATACCAAACATCTCAAGTACTTCTTTTCTATCACCTAAAGTAAGTTGTTCAAATACTTTATTAGCTTCACGTTTACCTTTATTATTCTTATTAGCAGTTGCTGCTGCCTCTTCTGGAGAGTATAATAAATACTCTGAGTAAGCTGTAACATTAGCTGTACCAAATGCTACTTGTTTTTGAGCTTTTAAAAACTCTACAGCCAACCAGTCTTCCGGATTAGCAGTATCAAATCTCTTTTCTGCAAAGTCTAATGTTACCGCATACTGTATCCAAAAATCTGAATGTTTAATAGTTGTTCCTCTTTTTAAATATCCTGGGTCTACACCTAAAGCTTCTTCAATTAAAGTTCTTGTACCTTTAACCACTTCCATGTGACCCTTCTCATTCTTTATTGTGCTGTCTTCTGTTAAACCTGTGATAGGTAATCCTTGGTTATCAATATTTGCTGCAATACCTTCTTTAGTATCGCTAAATCGGTCAATACCTGACCAGGTGTTTGTTCGTACTTTTCGTAAAACGTACTTTTTTGGATCTTGATTCATTTTTATATCTTTTCTGCTGGTTTGCTGTTTGTTATTTATTTACTAAAATTAAGCTATTGGCAGGGGCCGAAGCCCCCAAACCAACAGCAGAATTTTTATGGTTATGCTCTAACCATTATGAGTTCTCCACAAGAAGTAGGATCTTGTAATTGGATGCCAATCTCTGCAAGTAAATGCACCTCATAACCATCAATTGAACTAGATCTCATTGTAGAGATAGATGTTGCTACATCACCGAAAGGGGTAGTAGAACCACAGATATGCCACATTGCATTTTCTGAGTTTCTCTTAGCTACTTTACGAATGTTTGATTTACCATCAACAGTACCGAAGTTTAAGATAGTAAAACGATAAGACTCCATTGGCTTACCAGATACTGGGTGTTTAGTTCTGTTACGAACAATATCATCGTAAGGGTGGAACTCCTTAACGGTAAGCTTAATACCATTTAAGAACTCTACTGATTTATAACCTCCTGTGAAAGTCATCTCAGTTCCATCACCTTTAATGAAAGTACCTGCAGTAGTTACTTGAATACCTAAAGCATTCTGTCTTTCAGTAATAGCGTTTGAGAACTCTCTCATACCCATTTTACCTGTAAGCGCTACAAAGTTGTAGTTACCTCCCCAACGATTTGCATTATAAGAAAGATCCAAAAGGAAACCATCTAATAACTCATACGTCATTTTGTAGTAAGTACGTTTGTTAGCAGGTGAAATTTGTTGGCGTAAACCAGCACCGTGGTAAACAGGACGAGAGTTTTCACCTTTTAAGGTTACAGTACCTTGAGCATTTTTGTTATATACAGAGTATAGTAACATCTTGTCAATTTCACGGTACCATTGCCCTAGAGCTGTCCACTCAGCAAGTTTAGTCCAGAGTTTAGTCTTTTGTCCATCAGGTCCAAATAACTCAATAACCATAACATCAGTAGCAGCTTTACGTGTAACAGTATAAAACTTACGTAAAGTAGTTAACTGGTTTGTTAAAGTCATAGGAGCTTGGAAATCAGTACCACCACCTTTAGTAGAGTATTCTTCTACGGTTGAGTAGTCTTTAGACCAACGAGCACCTGGTTTAATTTGAGAAGGATCAATCCACTTAGTAGTGTCAGGATCTGTTAGATTGATTGTGTAAATCCAATCAATACCGTTAGGAGTAACGTTAGAAACTCTACACTGTGTACCATCATCAGATACGATGTTATCAGAAATGTGGAATAAGTTTTCAGCAAACTTAACAACAATACCTGTACCCCCAAAACCTGGTTTAGCACTAGTAGTTACTGGATCTGCAGAAATCTCAATAGATCTTTCTACTTGACCGTGTAGTTCCCACTTATACTCACTATTATCAATAAAACGAGTGTTACCTAGACCACCTGTTAAAAGTGATAGAACATTCTCATTTTGTGTACCGAAAGCGAACGCTAGTACTCCATCTAACTTTTCAGGTTCTGTGAGGTAAGCATTGCTAAGGTGATCTGCCGAAGTCATTCCTGATGGCAGTTTGCGCAGCGCATGTAGCTGCAACGGTGAAACACTAGCTTGAATCATATTTATAGTTATTAAAATTTATTATTAATCATCACTTCTCGAAGAAGACCAAAAGTCTAATACACCTGGACCTAGTCTTGTACTTTCTGGAGACTCTCTACGAGTTACACCTTTAGTGGTAGATTCAATAGAGGTAAAACGTCTGTGCTTTTTCTCTATATCATTTACTACCTTAGTTCTAGCTGTAGTTTCTAAAGTTTTAGCATTTACATCTAAAAACTGCATCCAGGTAAGTTTAAGTCTTTTACTTTCATCCTCACTATCTAACATAGCTTGAGTTTTACCAGACCTATCTGTTTTAAATAGATAGTCAATAAACTCCTTTTTCTGTTTAGGGGTAGGTTTAATACCTAATACCTCATCAGTGTTTAGTATAGCTTGTTTTAAATTAGTGATATATTGCTCAGTCTCGTAAGCTGCCTGCCTCTCTTCTTGTAATTTAGTTTCTTTTAATTGTTGCTCTTGTTCTCTTTCTTGTCGAATTAAAAATTTTTGTGCTGCTTTAGCTTCTTTAGCTAATAATCCAAGCTCTTTCCACTCTGTTATTTTCTCTTCTATTTCATCTTCATCTAGACCGGTAGCTTCATACCATTTAGTTAGCATAAGTTCTGCACTCTCTACATCCTCTGTAGACATGTCAGAAAACCTAACCCTGGAAGATCCCTCTATTTCTGCTAATCTAGCACTTAAAATCTGATTAGTCTCTTCCTCTAATTTAGCTTTCATTGCAGTAAAGTTATCTTTCAATAACTCCTTCAGTCCTTGTACTGTTGGCTCATAAGTAGCATCATCGGCCAGAAATAGCATATCATTAGCCTCTAATTCGTCTGATATGTCCTCAAACATTTCACCTAAATCACTTACTTCCTGTGTTTGACTCTCCTTAGTTGCTTTTACCTCCTGCTTAATTTCTGGAATTACTTCTACTTCTGTTTTTTCAAGAAGTGTATCATCTCCTTCAATTAAATCCTCCTTAATCTCATACGTTTTTGCCGCTAAATCTAAGTCAACCTCTCCTTCTTTTGTTGAGGAGGCTGCTAACTCTTCATCTGTCTTTGGTGCAAAATCAAAAAAATCCATAATTTTCTGCTATTAATTGTTACAAATATATAAACTATTTACTATCTACACAATATTTGTGTAATATCTAGTAAAATTAAATTCTACTAGCTCGCACTTTTCTTCTTTTTAGCTATTACCTCTTTGGCTTTATTACTACGTTCTACTTCTTCCTGTTTTCTAATATCTAGTCTAGTATTATGTTTTAACTTAAACTCCTCTAGCTCTAGTTTTCTTTTAGCAATATCATCCTGTATAGAAGTATCTTCTAATATCGTAGTTGTTTCAGGGGTTACTTTACTGGCAGCATTTATAGTTGCTACTTCTAAAGCAGTATTAGCTTTTAAATCAACTTCATATTTAGCAAAGTCCCTAACGTACTGTTGATCCTCAAGCATCTTTTGTTGCATTTGTGCTTCATGTTCTTGCTGAGCTTTAGCTGACTGTTGCTCTCTTTCTATTTTATCTCTTTCACCTTTAATGATAACATCTTTAACCTCAGATGGGGATTTAGAGCTTATCACAGAGATTATATCTGATAAATTAGCTTTATCTGTTTGAAGAGCTACCTCTAAGTACCTTTCTAGTTTCTCCATAGTTTCTGATTCCTCGAAAGAGTCAGTCATAAATACACCAAAGTGCGAGGTGTTTAGTTCTCCTGCATCAATACGTATAGTCTCTACAGTCTTAGGATTTACTACATACTCTAGCTTTACACCATCTGCATAGGCTATTTTTGCCTTCTCTAAAAGTTCCTGTAATACCACTTGGCGAACCATGTCGTGGTAAAAGAACAAAGGCTTGGTATTATTATTAGATTGTATGATAGCTCTTTGCGCACCAGTAGCTGTTTCACTTGCACCAATAGCCCCCTCACGTTGTTTAGAAACTCCAGAAATATTATCTACCTGTTCTTCGAGTTTAGCGAGTACTTGCATATATTGTCCAACAATGTTGGAAAGAGACATATCTATAGCTTGGAACTGGTTGAATTTTGAGGTAGAGTTAGGATCTCCTTTTCTACCTTCTTCCATAGAATTAATCCAGGCAACTCCCATATTATCAAAATAGTACATCCATTGCTCTGTAGTCCAACCTTGAGATTTAGGTATCATTGCCAAGTCCATAAGGAACTTTTTACCTTTAGCTTTTTTCAGTTCTTCCTCAAGTCTATGCCATACAATAATGTAAGTGTATTGGTGAGGTTTAATCATATCTACCAAAGAAGTAGCTATTGAGTTAACATTATTGTAGATATATCCAACATAAGGTAAATTACCTGTTTGGTTTGGTAAAGGTCTAATGTTTACATAATCTTTATGTCCTATTCTAGTACCTTCCCAGATCTCTGTTCTCCAAAACCAAGATATAGTGGCACCGGTTTCCTTCATCTCTTTAGTAAGAACAAAGTCGTCTTCCACTAACATTGACTCCATTTTATTTGTAATTGGGTCCAAGTAGGATAATTTACCCCACTTCTTATACGACCTCCATGTACAATGTGCTACATATATGTGTGAAGTATTTTGTATAATACCTGTATTTAGTCGCATGGCTCCATCAAATGTATATGCAAAGTCTCTAGACATACCGTTTGACATTACAGAAGTTCCACCTAATTCTCCGTTATCTATTCTATCAATTAAGTCATCAGACATATAATCTCCATAAATATCTATTACAGAACCTGCAGGGATCCATCTTTCTTCCATAGCCCAATCAGCTTTATGTACTAGAGGATTTTCTACTTCTCTGTCAAAGGAGACATTTAATGGGTTACAAGTTCTTACTGTTGGGTGTCCATCTACAACTCCAACATAGTATATTTCTTCTGCTGATATTAAAGCATGTTCCCACCCCCTAGCAAACTTTGATTGTAACATATCATGCTTAACCAGAAAGTTAAGTATCTGATTTGTAGCAATTTCCGTTGGGTGAGAGTACTCTGTGTTAAAAGAGGCAGCTACTACTGCAGGGTCTGGAGCATTAGGTTCTCCATTCTCATCTAAATCCCCAGTAGCTATTGCCATAGATCTGGCTTGAACTGCTTGTAGTATAGCTTGTTGTCTTTCTTGGTTTTTCTGAGTTACTACAGAACCATTAACAGCTACAGCTCTAAAGTTCAATCCCATCTTCATCTCCTCACCTTTTAAGGTTTCGAGTTTCTGACGAATTATATTATAATTGGTTATTGCTGTTTCTGGTTTAATAAATTGAGTGTCTGAGTAGTTATACTCATTTAGAACAGATTGAAAATTTGAAGCTTTGTACTTACCGTTAATGATGTCATAGTTCTCCTGTTTATTAAATCTGGGGCTCCTACCATTATCCCCTCTAGCTTGAGACATTCCTATAATAGCATCTAGATTACTTTCCTGCCACTCTTGAGTATTTTTAATAGTTTTACTTACTTTTTGTGGCGGTAGTGATCTCCAAGTCCGAGTTCTGCTGGTGGTCTTAGATTCCCTGTTATAGGTAATAGTAGTTCCTGAAGCTATGTTTGTCATATATTACTTATTAGTATTGTCGTCTCATAAAGTTTTTAAAGAAAGAGTCTTGCTGTATTTCTGCCTGAGTCTCCTGTACAACTATCTTGTGCATCTGTGTCTTTTGTATAACACAAAGTGCCAAAGCTATGTACCGGTCAAAGTTACCTAATTTATTATAATTAATCAACTCTTTTAATAAAGGTTTTGAGTATATCCTATGAAGGTTCAATTTACCCTCTCCTGCAGGAGCTACTAACCAATCTCTAACAAATATCTCTACCTCTTCTTTTACTGTCTTGGACATGTGCTGTCCTATTCCTCTATTTACATTAGAAGTTTGATTAGATTTTAGTATAGATGGTGTAGGAGCTAATAGATGTAAACAGTTGTTGTTCTCTAGATAAGTTTTAATACCTATCTTCTCATTCTCATATAAACAAGTACCTATAATGTTATAGTATAATAGTAAAAGTCTACACTGTTCATAGTAATCTTTGGCTGTCTCTGGTCTTGCTGTATATTCTGCAACTATCATATCATACCCAGAAATACCTGGAGACTCTCTTCTCATAACAAGCAAAGATCCTAAAGATACAGAGTTAGGTGCCTTGTCTTGGTCATATGGGTCATTACCTGCTAGGTAATACCCAAATCCAATATTAGGTGTGGGTTGCTCAAATATTACTACACCTCCTGTATGGTCATCTCCTTTCTTAACAGGCCAATCACAATTTTTAGTTTTACCTGTAAGGTCTGGTACAAAGTCAATAGTTCCGTCTGGTTTCATTGTCATCCTACCAATAGTTCCTGCATACGAAGGGTCTGTAGTAGTTTCTAAAAAAGCTAATTGGTCTTTTAACATACCTGTAGGAAACATATTACCTCCAGATATTAAGAATACTTCAGATGGTAATATTGGTCTTTGTGATAATTCTCCATCATAAGCAGATCTATCTTTACCATGTGTTAGTTTATTTCTAGCATTAAGTAGGTATTGTAGTGCTGCTTTGTATTGGGTATTTCCTAAGTCATCTTTAAACTGATTAAGTGTCATCCAAGCTGGGATGAACATACCTATTTTGTTACCGGAGTTTTCGTAATAGTCCTCAAATTCCAGACAATCATAAGTGGTTGGGTCGTAGAATATAGACATTACAGATACTGTACTTCCACCTTCCATATCACCTCCAGTCCCAGTCATCCAAATGGTTCCGAATTTATCAGCTCCATCTGCTGTACACTCTTTCATTTGAACTAGCACATCTAGGATATTTCCCATAAATCCAATTTCATCAAGTACACTAAACCCTGGACGAGTACCGTTGGCAGCAAACTCATTATCTCCAAATGTTCTTGGCTGTATTTTAGATCGTGTCCCCTTTTTGACCCACTGTCCTCCTATCTTAGTCTCTACCTCTTGTATGATAGTATGACCTGGATTCCATTGTCCGGAATAAGCTATAGAGAATGGTGGTGGATAAGTAGTACCTCCTAAAGTAAACTGCCCTTCAAAAGACTCTAACCCTAGTTTTATCTTTTTAATTAGATCATTGGTATATTTAGAGTCAATAGCCCCTACCAAAGTTTCAGAAGATAATGGACTTTTAGATTTTTTATAGGTCCAGTATTCTTCAAAGTCTTGAGCACCACTAAAAGTAAAGTTACTTCCAGCAAATGCTGACATAGTATAAGATTTTCCTCCTCCACGAGCTTCTAAATCTATTACATTTTTGGCCATATTTTCGTAAAGAGGCTTTCCCATACTCCTAGAAAAGTACTTTTTCAAGTACTCTCGTGCAGGTATATACTTCTTTAACTCTCCTTTTTTATTGTAACAACCTTTACCCATAAAGGCAGGAGTTCTTTGGTCTTCAGGTAAAGAAACTTCTCTATGACAAGTATATTCATCATCCTCAGAAAATCCAGAAAAACCTCTAGCCTCTAAATATATAAAGGATTTAATCCACTCTAGGTCTCGTATTCTCGGCCTATCTATTTTCTTTGTCTTTGAAATGCCTTGAGAATCACTTAAAAGTATATGCCAATGGGCTCCATAAAAGTAAAGAACTCCTGGAACGTATTTCCAAAGACCTTTATGTTCTACCCAAAGCCCATCAATACATTTCCTGGTCTCGCTTTCTATCCAGAACTTCTTATAGGCAGAGGTTAGTGGATTTAGTGTAGGTATTTCTTTTGGTATAAAA